TTACGACACAGGCGCAAATGTAGGTTTCGGTCAAGGCACAGGCAGCACTTCACGTTTCGGAGCTCGAAAAGAAGTAAAGTCTATCGACGTACAAGTTCCGTTCGATACACCCTTGGCTATCCATGAGGGTATCGACCGTTTCACCGTCAACGATATTCCCGAGCAGGTGGTATCTGAAAGACTGGCTTTGCACGGCGTAGCATGGGCGCAGCGTTATGACGGTGTCATGTCGAAAATGATATCCGACAACGCAGACAAAACCTATCTTGAACCCTTGACAGAAGCTGGCGTAGTTAAACTGTTCAGCGACGCTCATAAGCACTTCGTCAACGAGGGCGTATCAGCAGCTACCGCATGGGTAGCATACGTCAACACGACTGTCTACGACATTCTAGTTGACAGCAAACTTGCGACCACAGCTAAGAATGCAGACGTGAACATCAGCCAACAGACGCTGTACCACTTCAAAGACTTCCTGCTTGTTGAAGTACCTGACGCTAAGTTCCAAGCTGACGAAGTTGCTTACTTCGTGGCTGACAACGTCGGGGTTGCAGGTGTTGGCATTCAGGTAGCACGTACTATCGACAGCGAAGACTTCGCAGGTGTCGCTTTACAGGCAGCAGGTAAGCTCGGTAAGTATATTCCTGCTAAGAATAAGAAAGCGATCTTGAAAGCAGCTAAGATCAAAACAGGCTTGAAGTTCGTCTTCACTGACGCAACAGGCGCAGGTATTCCGGGCATACTGGTCACCGTTGGCACCGTTGAAAAGTACACCGACAATGACGGTGTAGCAGTCTTCGCAACCGCCGCAGGTTCGACCGCTTGGACAGCAGAGCTTGAGGGCTTTGACCTCGATCCTGCCGAAGGACCTACCGTTGCGGTTGCCAACACGATCGTTGAAGTGTTGAGCACAGTTGCTCCGACCACAACCACGACTTCACAAGCGTAGGTTGAGCCATGCGGTTTATCTTTGCACAGCCTTGCGTAATGCGGTTTGTTTGGGAGCTTGAAGTTTGTATCAACAGACTTTACAAGCTGGGTGTAGACAAGCAGGATATTGTCATTCTGCTTGACCACCGCCACGACGACCTGTATAAGCGACTACAAAAGCTGGGCTGTGAGATCAACCGCTACAAAGACGATAGAACAGATATCAGCTACATTCCTTCGATAAGACCTTACCTTTGGTATCAGTACCTTAGTGAAGACAGGGAGAGGGAGAAAGCGGACTACCTCTACATTGACAGCGACGTGTTATTTTCAGCACTACCCGACATTGAGGTGCAGGACGGCGTATGGTATGCGTCCAACTGTAATTCCTATATCGGCAACAAGTACATTGACAGCAAGGGTGAGAACCTTCTGCAAGATATGACTAAAGCTATCAATATAGATTACGAACTGGTCCGTAAGCATGAAAAAGGTGCAGGTGCGCATTGGGTCATTACTAAACCGACCGCTGACTATTGGTGGAAGGTGTACAAGGATTCGATAACGCTGCACAAGTATCTATCGTCAATAGAAAGACAGTACATTAAAGCTAATGCCGAAGGTTACGTGCCTATACAGAAATGGACTGCTGAAATGTGGTCACAGCTATGGAACGCTTACGCTATCGGCATTGACGTACAGATACATGACGAACTGACTTTTGTCTTTGCTACTGACACTAAAGCGGCAGCAGACAAGGTGAAGATAGTCCATAACGCAGGAGTTACGTCGGACAAGAAAAAGACGCTGTTCTACAAAGGCGATTATTTAATGAAAGACCCTTACCTTGTGGATCTGACCTATGTAGACAAGAATTCAGCAAGTTATGTATATGCACAAGGCATACAGGAGATTAAGATAATGACGAAGTATGTAGTCATAGCAGGGTTCAGGGATAAGACCGACGGTGTACCTTACTATGTCGGCGACACCTTTCCAAAAGACCCTGAAAAGAAAGTGCCTGCCAATAGGATCAAATATCTTGTCGGCGAGGGGCTGATCGAAAAAGTGAAACAAGTCGAGGAATAATCATGGCTATGTTGACGTACACGAAATATAAGGAACTTTCAGCTGTGAAAATGATAGAAGCGGACTTCGACCGTTATATTAATTCGGCTGAAGATATCATAAGTGTAGTCACTAGACGTTTCTATGAGTTCAACGACTTTACAACAGACGCAGAATGGCGCAAGAAAGCCTATCTGCGAGCGATTACTGAACAAGTGGACTTCTTCGGCGATATGGGTGCTGTCACTATGGAGGCGATACAGGCGCAGCCACAAAGTATCACCATTGGCAGAACGACCATAAGTAAGGGGGTCAAAGGTTCAGCAGGAGTACAGGAGGACCGTTCGTTGTTGAGCTTCGGTTCTGAACTTGCCTTACAGGGTACAGGCTTGCTATACAGGGGTGCTAGAAGATGATCAAAGTCGACGCAAAGATGTTGGTGCATGAGTTCGGCTACTACGCTTATACAGGCGAAGACCGATACCACCAGCCGACATACGGAAGCAAGCAGACGATAACAAAGTGTAGGATTGACTATATAAGTCAGTTCAGCAAAAACAGCAGGGAAGAATCAACAAACCTGTATGCGATAATCTTCTGCTACGCCGACTTCACGTCACCCTTACCGACGTTCGTGGAAAAATCCAAAGTGACGATAGACGGTAAAGACCTGATCATTGAACGTGTACTACCTATGGCACAGCCTTTTAGCGGTGATCTGTTCGCTTATGAATTGGAGGTGATCCAATGAGCGTAGCGGTTGAGATTGACTTAGATCGTGTTTTTAACGTGATCAGCCCGTCAAAGGTTGATGAAGCACGATACATTATCATGAACAATCTTTTGGCAGATATGACCTCTTACGTGCCCTTAGACAAAGGACCACTTAGAACTAGCGGACACATTGACGCTGATAAAGAGCATTTAGTATGGCGCACGCCGTATGCTAGAGCACAATACCATGGTGGCACAGGCAAGGCGAAATTCAGACGCTACACGACACCGGGAACTGGTCCTTATTGGGATAAGACAGCTTCTGCCAACCATATGGACAAGTGGGAACAGTTACTACTGAAAGCTATGGGGTTGTAAAATGCCTGAAGACACTACAACAACAACGACAACGCAGCCAATGTATCATATGGACTATGAAGACAGGCTGATTGACGAGGTGGAAACGATCGCTAGAAACTATCCGATCTTCGCCGATATCAACAGCGTGAATTCTTCAATATCCGTAGCTACGCTTCCTGCAAGCACGACAATACGCAAGTACTACGACGGTATCGTCGACAAAGAATACGTCAGTGAATTGACGGTAAAAGCTAAGGCAAGCGAAAGAGAACTTGCCACAAAAGAATTAGCAGCCATAGGAGCGGAGCTTGCAGAATTAAGCGACATTCCTAGCAGTAACGGCAGTTATGACTTCGGCGGGATCACAGTCACGAATGAACTGTTCTTCCTTGAAGCGACTACCGACGGTTGGATCTATTTTAAGTTACAGATCAAATCACTACTAACAGTTTATAAGGAGCAAACAAATGGCGAGAAATAAGAACGCACTTAGGCAGCATTGGGTAGCAGCTATGCCTGTCGGAGACGCTGAACCTGATTACAAAAGACTAGCTGCATGGATTACTGACATAAGCGACGACACAGCAGAAGAAGTGGAAGAAACCGCCTTTTACGACGGTGACGGAACACCCACCTCGGACGTTGTATCAGTTGCTATGTCGTACTCTTTCAGCGGTTACTACGATTCTAGCGACGCAGCACAGGCTTTGATCGCAGGACTTCGCTTAGCAACAGGCGAAGGCAGAAAGATTATGCATAAGGTGATCGAGAGCGACGGTGCTAAGGAATTTATCGGCACAGCTACGGTGACTGATATAGTAGCAGGGAGCGGAGCGGCTGAAGACTATGAAGAATTCTCCTGCACAATCAAATTTGACGAAATCCCTAGCTATGATACGGTTGCCACCACAACCACGCAAGCATAGACTAACAACATGAAGGCAAGGAACTGAAAAGCCTTGCCTTCTGCACATTGGAGGAGGAACAATGAGCGACGAAATTAAGAAAGTACAGATTGAAATTAAGCGGACAGGCTTTCCTGTTACGGTGGGAGAGTTCGATCTTTTCTTCGATTCTTCTTTGGAGAATCTGCGCAAGTTTTTGAATCTAGAAGAAATCATAGAAGCGAAGACAGTTGAGCTGGAAGAAGTCATGGCTGAACTAGCCGATACCGAAGAAATCACGGACATGGCTAAACAGTACGACAAGGCACAAATGATCATGCAAGCACAAATGGAAGTGGCATGGGATACGACCTTTGGGGCAGGTACTTTCAAAAAGTTGTATGCGAAGTATCCTGACCTATGGGCTTTGAATTCTGCCTTTGACGCAGCAGGCGAAGCTATAGCCATTGAAATACAAAAGATAGGTGACGAACGCTTGGAAGCGGTGCAGGGGATCAAATCTGACCTGTTAGCTAAGAAAGCGAAGAAAACAGCAAAGTAGGTGCAGTATGCGACTGAACGACATACTGCCGACGAGCTTCGAGTTCAGGGGCAGAACCTACGACATAGACCTATCTTTTGACAATGTGCTTGACGTGTACGACATTACCAGCAACAAGAGCCTGTTAGACGTAGAAAAGATCCACCTTGGACTGATTCTGTACTTGGGCGACATAGAGCTAGAAGACCACTTGGAGCTTTGGCAATTTATACAAAGTGAGCTGATTGAAAAGGGTAAACGCAAG